CATCCACAACAAGAGCATCAGGAGCAGCACGTTCACCCTCATGGTCCTCATCTGCCATCAAAGTGCCATCAGGCATGTAGTGATAGCCCTCAGGAGCCTCCTCCTGCTCCTCATCGTCGTCAAACTCAAACTCAGGCACTTGATCCATCGCAGGAACCTGAGTCTTAGACAATTGAGAGAACTTCAACCCCAAGAACAGGTCAGATTCAACCCATCGACCGTTAACCTGCTCCCACATTTGCACTAAAGCAGCCGGGTCATAATAAGTCGCGTCAATCTGAACGCCGGAACCCTCAACAGCGACCGAACCGGAAGTCACAATCTCCCGAATACGACCCACATAGGTTTCGCCAGCCTCAGACCAGTTAATAAAGTCACCCACGTTCAAAGAACCCGGCATGGCCCGCTCACCCAAATACTCGGAATCTTCAGCTTGCGCAATCGCTAAAGCCTGGTCGATAGCATCCTGTTTAGTTTCGTGACAACCCATCACTTCGCCATCGTCTTTCACAGTTGCCCACCCGGAACAACCCTCGGCTGAATCACTGATGTAGTAAGGCATTAGTCCTGCGCAATCCTAATCCACGACACGTTATGAGAAGACCCAGAACTAACCATGTAAACGTCGTTCAAAGGTGGCAAATAAAACTCTTTACTCTCCCGTTTCCCAATGATGAAACCATTAGCCGGGGTTACACCCTCTGCGCCGATATACAATTCCTTGGTCGTATCGTCATTATGTATATACAACGTACTATTCTGCGTTGTCCGACCATCGACCATTACGGCAGCTGTCCCCACGCTTTGTCGCCCATTCGTAATCATTCGACCTCATACTCCGAGTTCGGATCGGCCTCGTTAATCTGCGACGTAGGCTGCAACTGCACCGACGGCAAACCAGTATGCGCAATCGGGGGCAAACCGAGTACCGCAAGCACTTCAGCAGGGTCATAACCGACCTGCACCAGCCGTTGCGCCATATCCACACGTTCAGACTGCGCCGTCACCGTAGCCGACTCCACATTCACATTCGCAAGAGGCACCCGCACCGTGTTAGCCGACTCATCATTAATGTCAGGCAAATCCTCCAAACGACGAATATCATTCACGCTTAAAAATCCGCTCTGCTGGCCCACCGAATACGCGGTATAACGATTGTTAATATCCGCGCGAAGCAAACCATCCATATTGAATCGAACAAACGCCGTATCGCCGCCCTCATAACGCGCAAGCAGTGGTGAGAAGGCGCTTTCCAATTTTTGTGTAATAGGCCGTAGGCAGTGGGTTACCCAGGCACGGTTGTTTTCTTCAACGGAGGCGTATGTGTTAGTGCCGGGGAGGTTGAGGAGGTTGGAGGGGATTTTGAAGGCACGGGCGATGTCTTCGACTGCCATACGGCGGGAGTCGATGAATTGTGCTTGGTCGTTTTCCACCGACGTGGGTTTGTAGGTTGCACCATTGGAGAGGACACCTGTCTTGTGAGAACGTTTCCAACCTTTGTGGCGTGCGTCGAAGCCTTGCTGTAGTTCCTTAGCCTGCTGAGCCGTCAACTTGCCTGGGTATTCGATAATGCCTTGTGTAGTTGCGCCCTGTCCGAAGAACCGAGCCGCATAGTTCTCCAAAGCGAGTGCGAGACCAAAGTTTTCTTTGAGGGCTTCTACCCGTGACACGCCACGGAGATGTCCGGGGCGTACAACGTCAGCAATGTGAATGACCTGCTCTGTCGAGTAAAGTTTCTCGTCTTCCTGAATCTTGTACATGACACGGCCCACACCGTTACGTTTAATCTCAACATGTTGCGGATTCAACACGACCATGTTTGTTACTTGTCCTGCACGGTTAGCGAAGACGCGGACGAAAGCGTTACCGTCCATGAGGAGAGACACAATGACGGCACCGTAGAAAGCTTCCTTCGTCTGGTCAATGTCAGGACGTGTCACCCATTCCGGGCGGGGACGGAAAGCCCGACGTTGCCCATCCAACCGAATGAACGCATCGACCGGGAGAGTGGCGATAGTGTCAGAAATAAGTGACACTGCCGAAAAGATAGCGTTAACCTGGAACGCTGTCTCCTGATCGATGCGAGTCCCAGCCTGATTCTCCAACTCAAGGAAATCACCGCTACCCCACACGGTTTGGAACGACACAGCCCGTTCCTCAAAGAAACGATTAAGCATTACCTACGCTCCAAACTCATCCCAAACAGAATCGCAAACGCCCCAGCCGCGATAAGACCAGCGGGAACCCACATCAGTGCAACACCAGCCACCACAAGTGCAGCACCACCAATTTGTAAGATATTTATTAACATCATCACCTTTACAGGAAGAACTGAGGCACTCCCTCATCTATTCTACTTGCATCTGCACGGTCATAGGCGATAATGAAAGCAATCGCCGCGTCAATCTTCTTCCGCGACGTACTCGACTCCTTCGTCACCCTCTGACCACGATGGTCAATCTTAATCACACAGTTATCCATGTGTCGTGACAAGATTGGGTTGCCATCATGCACAAGACGACCCTCAGTAATCGCCTCAAACACTTTCTGAGTAGCCGGAATCATCAAATTCAACATATTCGTCTTATATTCGACAATTGGCAGACCGAGTTCGTCTAAATCTTGCATCATCGACGCCCAACGGTACGGGTCACAGGCAATCTCCCTCACAAGCGGATATTCCTGCGTGTAATCAATAATCGTGTTCTTCACATCCTCAATAGACACCCTCCAAGAGTCATCATCCTTATCAAAGTCCTTCTCCCACACTTTGATTAGCTTTACTTTGGCGGGAACGTCCTGTTTTGGCACTGTGACAGCAACGACAGCAGTGCTGTCATTCGCATATGAGCCGTCAAAGCCCAAAATGTACTCTTCATCCGGCGATATCGTGATATCACCCTCTAATTCGTCCCACAAACCGCCCGGAAGCCACGCTTGTTGGCTAGAAACCCACTGATTACAGCGTTTTGTACGAAACTCAGCCTCAGGTGTACGTTTTACGGCTGAATGGAAGTCAGAAGCAGCCACAATGTCGTCAAAACCAGGGTTAGCGACCTTCCAAGTGTCCTCAAGACGATGATCAGCGCCCTCAGGGGCTTCCCACCAAGACATGAAGAACGTATCGTCCTCAACTTCGCCTTTTATGACCTTTATGCCATATTGATACAACGTGTAAGCAATCGTGTCCTTACCTGTTTGCGTCTCCGTCTTCACACCAGCAGTCGTAATCGCAATCAGAGTCGCGTTTTTACCGCGAGCGCCCTGAGCAAGCGACATCACATCAAACAACTTACGGTTCGGCTGAGCGTGCAACTCGTCAAACAACACCAACGTAGGTGACAGTCCCTCATGTCTTGGCGCATCCGCCGACAACACTCGATACACGTTCCCCGTCGCAGGCACATACAGTGAATCTCGCAGAATCGTCACATGCTCACGAAGCTCACTATTCTGAATAATCTTCTTCGTGTCCTCAAACACAATACGGGCCTGATTCCTGTCGGCAGCAACCGAATAGATTTCAGCCCCTTGTGTTTTCACATCTACTAGGGCAAACGCAGCAATCAAAGACCCGAGCGCCGATTTGCCTTGTTTCCTGGGCATGCCGACAAGACTGATGCGATTCCGCAGCCCACCATCCTCATCACGGGCAAACAACTGACCAAGCAAGGTTTTCTGCCAAGGCCGCAACACCATCGGCGTCCCCGTTTTTCCTGCAACCGAGTCTTTAGTAATAGTTGCAAACGCTTCAGCAAACCGCGCTATAAAATCCCCGTCGCCACGAGCAACAGCATCGTCAGGAACAGGCGTCAACCATCTCGGCTCAGACACTTGCCCGTTCCGACATCAACTTCTCAAAAGCAGACTGCGCCTTAATCTCCGCCAACCCCAACCGAGCACGCGCATCCACAGTAAAACCAAGCTGAGCCAACCCCGACATAATCGCCTTCTCAAGTTCAAGCAACTGCCTCAACAAATGAAAATCATCCGGCGTCGCCTCCGCCTGACGCTCCAACAACACCTGCCTATCCAACTGCTTACACACAATCATCAAAGCCTCAACATCAGTCCGACCCACCCACGTCTGACCCTGAGCAAACACACGGTCCCACAACTTCATTCCCGCCTCACCCAACTCAGCATGCGGCTCCACATAACCACCCTCCACAGAGAAGGTTTCACTTATATCAGGAAGAGAACGCTGACCAGGATTGCCCTGAAGCCTCTTCAGCTCTAACGGTTTCGCAGGATTTCCCATGTTTTACACCGTAGCACTTTTTGTTTCAAGTGCAGGAAAACAGAGACAGTCGGGGCCGGGAAAGAGTGTAGATCT